TGCGTACAAATAGCGCCGCGAAATTCAGACTTTATGTGGAGGTTTTCCGATGGCACCGCGCGGCCGACCTCCGAAGCCCGTTGAGCAGCACAAGCGCACCGGCACCTTTGACGCCTCGCGGCATAACCGCGGCCCGCTAGTGGCGGTCGCCCCGGTGGACCAGGCGCCGCATGAGAAGTCCCCGGCGGACCTTTTCACCGAGATCATGGACGCGGGCTCGGCGTGGTTCGCCCGCACTGACGGCATCCAACTGTCGATGCTGCGGGAGTCGCTTGAGGAGCGCGCCCGCCTGGTGCCGGTGGCCGAATCCTCGACCGAGGCGCGCAAGCAGCTGCGCGAGCTCAACCGGGAGATCGCCGACTGGCTGACTGCCCTTGGTTTCAACCCCACGGCTCGAGCCCGGCTTGGCTTGGCCGAGGTTAAGGCGGCTTCGACGTTGGAGAAGTTGCAGGCGAAACGAGACAAGTAGGGAGCCTCCTGCGCATGGCGGCCCGAAAGGTAAAGGGCTGGCCCCCGGCAATCTTGACGCCGGTGCCGCCGGCCGATGTGAAGCGCGGCGACGGTCCGCTGGTCACTGAGTTTGTTGAAGCCCTGTGCCCCCAGGTGAAAGATTCTGTGGGCGGCCGGGCTGGTGAGCCTTTGCTGCTGCGCCCTTGGCAGCGCAAACTGGTGGACAACCTGTTCGCTCGCCGGCCGGATAAGCGGCTGCGCGCGAAGGTTGCCCTGGTCGGCTTACCCCGGAAGAACGGTAAGTCTGCTCTGGGATCGGGCATCGCCCTCTATGGCCTTTTTATGGGGCCGCGCGGTGGCGAGGTTTACTCCTGCGCTGCGGATCGGGACCAAGCGCGCATCGTGTTCGGCATGGCTAAGGCCATGGTGGAGATGTCGCCGGATCTCGCGGAGCAGGCGAAGTTGTATCGGGACGCCATTGAGATCCCGTCGACTGGCTCGGTTTACCGGGTGTTGTCAAGTGAGGCGTTCACGAAGGAAGGCTTGTCGCCGACCTTGGTGGTTTATGACGAGTTGCACGCGGCGCCTAATCGTGAGCTTTGGGATGTTATGACTTTGGCGCAGGCTGCCCGTTATGACGCCTTGACGTTGGCGATCACGACGGCCGGGGTGCGGACGGATAGCACCGGGCAGGACTCGGTCGCTTACGGGCTTTATCAGTATGCGCAGCGGGTCGCGGCTGGCGAGGTTGAGGACCAGTCCTTCTTTGCGGCTTGGTGGCAGGCGTCAGCGGATTGCGACCACCGTGCGCCGGATTCGTGGAAACTGGCCAACCCTGGTTTCGGTGACATTCAAGACCCCGAGGATTTTGAGTCCGCGGTGAAGCGAACGCCGGAGGCTGAGTTTCGCACGAAGCGGACCAATGTTTTTGTGAGCTCGCAGCAGGCGTGGCTTCCTCATGGGGAGTGGGCTGCGCTGCCTGAGTCTGCGCCACCGGATGACGGCACGCCGGTCGTGCTCGGCTTTGACGGTTCCTTCAACAACGACACCACGGCGATTGTCGGGGTGACGGTTGAGGAGCAGCCGCGGGTGTGGCTGGTGGACATTTGGGAGAAGCAGCCGGGCGACCGGGACGACTGGCGCGTAGACATTGGCGCGGTTGAGGCGCGCATCCTCGAGGCCTGCGGAAAGTGGCAGGTGGTGGAGGTTGCGTGTGACCCGTATCGGTGGGCTCGCTCAATGGAGGCGTTGGCCGAGGCCGGGGTCCCTGTGGTGGAGTATCCGTCCAGCTCGCCGGCTCGTATGGTCCCGAGCACGGCCAAGTTTTATGACGCGGTGGTCTCAGGCCAGGTGTCGCACGACCATCACCCTACGCTGGCCCGTCACCTGGACAACTGTGTTGTCAAGGTGGATGGGAAAGGGCCGCGCGTAGTGAAGGAGCACCGCGGTTCGCCTCGCAAGATTGACGCCGCGGTCGCGGCCATCATCGCTTTTGACCGTGCGACGCATCGCCGTGAGGCGGAGCCCGAAGCACTTGTCCCGCAATTTTTCAGCTTCTAGGAGTGTTCATGCGCGTTGCCCTGGTCTTGCAGATCGCGGGCGCCGTCCTGTTGACGGCGGGCTGCGCGCTTATCGCCCCGTGGTTGGGGCTTATCGTCGGCGGGCTCATCATCACCGCGTTCGGCGTGGCGCGTGAGAGGAGTGAGGCCTAATGCTTGGTCGCCTGTTTGGTGGCGCTGAGGTGGAGTCTCGGGACCTGTCTTACCAGCAGATTTGGGGCGCGGGTCTTGACGTGTCCACGTTGCAAACGTGGGCGGGTACGTCGGTCAGCATCAACAACGCGACGCAGATCGGCGCGGTGTATGCCTGCACCCGTCTGCTTGCGGACACAATCTCGAGCCTGCCGGTGGACACGTTCATTCGCCGTGACGGCAACCGGCTGCCTTTCCGTCCCCGGCCTGCGTGGGTTTACGAGCCCGAGGGTCCCGGGTCCTCGCGCGTGGAGTATTACAAGCAGGTCGTGGTGTCGATGCTGTTGTCCCATGGCGCGGTCATTCAGATCATTCGTGGTGGCAATGGTGACGTGGTGGCGTTGCAGCCGCTTGACCCGACGCGGGTGACGGTGCGCCGTAACGCTGCGACGCGGGGCCGCGAGTTTGTCATTGACGGCAAGACGGTGCTGCCTGGCGATCAGGTGCTTTACATCTGTGAAATGCGCAAGCCCGGCTCGGTCATGGGGACTTCGCGCATTGAGGAGGTCAAGAACACCCTGGGGCTGGCGAAGGCGCTGGACGAGTTCGCGTCCCGGTATTTCTCCAATGGTGCGAACGCGGGCGGGATCATTGAGTTCCCTGGCAATCTGACGCAGGAGCAGGCCAAGGACGTCGTTGAGGCTTTCGAGGCGGGGCACAAGGGTCTGCGGAAGTCGCACAAGCCGGGCGTCCTGTCCGGTGGCGCGAAGTTCCAGAAGATCGGCTCGGACGCCGAGCAGGCGCAGATGCTTGAGTCACGGCAGTTCGCGGTCGAGGAGATCGCTCGAGTGTTCCGCGTGCCGCCGTCCATGATCGGACTCAACACGCCCGGCGCGATGTCGTATGCCTCCGTTGAGCACAATATTCTGGCCTTCGTCAGATTCTCACTTGTGCCCCTCATCACGGCCATTGAGGAAGCCCACAACCGCCTCCTCACCGGGGACGCCTTCATGCGCGTCAACATGGACGGCCTCCTTCGCGGCGACTCCGCTACGCAGGCGCAGGTGTTTTCTACCGCCATGCAGGCCGGCTACATGAGCGTCAACGACGTGCGCGGCCTCATGGACATGCGGCCCGTGGACGGTGGGGATCTGCCGCGCGTCCCGCTCGCCAACATTTCGGTGGGCGCTGCGTCGCTCATTGAGGAGGCGCAGCGCGTTGACATGGCCTCCAAGCTTGTCCAGTCGGGCTACGACCCGGCGCAGGTTCTTTCCGCCCTTGGCTTGCCTGCCATCGGGCATACCGGGCTGGCGTCTAACCAGTTGCAGCCAGCCGAGAACGCCCAGGTCTAGGGAGACACATGACCAAGATGGAAACCCGCACATTTACTGTCGACGACATTGAGGTGCGCGAGGCAGCGGACGGGATGACCTTTGAGGGTTACGCCGCCGTATTCAACTCGCCCAGTGAGCCGCTGCCCTTCACCGAAACGATTGCGCCTGGCGCGTTCGCTCGCACGATCCGCTCGCGCAATAACGTCTTCCTGCTGGTCAACCATGACCCGGCCCGGCCTCTGGCCTCCACGCGGTCCAAGACCATGTCACTTGAGGAGGACTCCCGCGGCCTGCTGGTCAAGGCCACGTTGCCGAATACGACGGACGGCCGTGACCTTGCGGTGCTCATGGGTGCCGGCGGCAACGCCCGCGTGATCGACTCCATGAGTTTCGGTTTCTCGGTCCCGCGCGGTGGCGACTCTTGGAGTGAGGACGGCTCCCAGCGCACGCTTAACCAGGTGCGCCTGCATGAGACTTCCATCGTGGCGTTCCCGGCCTACGCAGCGACTTCAGCGAGCGTGCGCAGCCTGGACATGCTGGCCGAGAAGACCGGCGAGGACGCCGACGCACTCAATGGCGCGCTTGAGGCGCTGGAGCGTGGCGCCACCCTGACGCTTGACCAGGCTGGGCTGTTGTCTGCGGTTGTCGCCAAGTTGGCGCCCGCACCTGAGCCGACACCGGAGCCGGAGCCCGAAGCGGTCGCGGACGACACCGACCTGCTGCGCACCAAGCTCGACCTCGCCTTCAAGGCGCTCTAAATACTTCCCTGGCCGCGGAGCCGCGGCCAGGGTTTACCCGCTCTGAGGAGCCTCGGCGGGACTGCCATCACCTGCGCAATCCTTACGAGTACCCCAGGAAGGGGTGAATTGCTTTGTCCGAGTACCTAAAGAAGCTTGTGGACGACCGCCAGGCGGCGTACCACGCAGCGAAGGCCAAGATGGATGAGGCCGCAGCTGAGAGCCGCAGCCTGTCCGCCGAGGAGCGCGAGTTCGTCGACCGCACGTTTGCCGAGCTGGACGAGAAGCGCGCCACCATTGACACGCTCATCGAGGCGGAGAAGCGTGAGCGCGACATCGCCGAGTCCATGCGTGGGCTCGAGGACGTCGCCCGCCCCGTTGAGGCCCGCACCGTCGCGGCCGAGACTGACGCCGACATCCTCCGTTCACTGCTCATGGGTGAGCGGCGCGCTCACACGTTCAACTTCGAAAAGCGCGACCTGGCCCGCACGACCAGCAACGCCCCGGTGCCCACGTCCTTCTCGGACGCGGTCATTGACCAGGCCCGCCTCGTCGGCCCCATGCTTGACCCGTCCGTTGTCACCGTGCTGAACACGGCGTCCGGTGAGGACCTGGTCCTTCCGTCGCTCGCCAGCTGGTCAACAGCCGGCTTCGAGGCTGAGGCCGCCACCATTGACGAGTCGGACCCCGGCTTCGGCAAGACCACGCTCAAGGCCTACAAGTACGCCTTCATTGTGCAGGTGTCGCAGGAGTTCCTGGCCGACAGCAACATTGACGTGATCGGCTTCCTCGGCCAGCAGGCCGGCAACGCCATCGGCTACGCCGTCAACGACAAGCTCACGCTTGGCACCGCGACTGTGGAGCCCAACGGCATCGCCACTGCGGCTGCCGCTGGCGTCACTGGTGGCACCGCCACCTCCACCATGGGGACTGGCGGCTTCACCGCCGACAACCTCATTGACCTGGTCTACTCCCTTGACGGTGCGGCTCGCCGCCTCCCCGGCTTCGGCGTTATGGCCAACGGCTCCAGCATCGGCGCCATGCGCAAGCTCAAGACGTCGTCCGGCGACTACGTCTTCGTGCCGAGCATCCAGCCGGGCACGCCCGACTCCATCCTGGGTTACTCGCTCATTGAGAACCCGGCGCTGGCTTCGGTCGGCTCGGGCGCTCGCTCGGTCCTGGCCGGTCACTTCCCGTCGTACTACGTCCGCACTGTGGGCGGCATCGACGTGGCCCGCTCGGATGACTTCGCCTTCAACACGGGCCAGGTCACGCTCCGCTTCCAGATTCGCGTCGACGGCAACCTGCCGCAGACGTCGCACGTCAAGCGGTTCACTGGCGGCACTGCCTAGTCACTAGGCACCTAGTCGTGGATGGCCCCGCCTTTGCGCAGGGGGGCGGGGCCATCCACACCCCCTGCGCACACAAGGAGAAACAGGTGGCCCATGCCACGAAAGAAAAGCGAACCGGCAATCCTGCACGCTCTGGGAACCCCAGTCGACGTGCCGCCGCCCGAGAGGGAGCAACTACTGCGCCTGGGGTTGCTGCGCGAAGAATCCTCTGGGCCAGCAACGCTCCCTGGACCCCGACCGGCTACGGCGAGCAAACGCAGCAAGTCACGCGCCGCCTCGCCAAAGCCGGGCACGAAGTAGCCATCGCGTCCAACTACGGGCTCGAGGGCTCCATCATGGAGTGGGAAGGCCTGCCGGTTTACCCGCGCGGCCTAGACGTCTACTCCAACGACGTCATCCCCGCCTACGCCATGGACTTCGGCCGCCCCACCGGGCAGCAGGCCCTCGTCATCACCCTGTTTGACTGCTGGGTTTTCAAGGGTGGCGGCTGGGACGTCCTTGAGCGCGTCGCCTCCTGGGTGCCCGTCGATCATTTCCCCGCACCTAAGCCGGTCATTGAGTGGCTGGCTCGCCCCAACGTGACGCCGATTGCCATGTCCAAGTTTGGCCATGACGCGATTGAGCGCGCCGGCGTCCAAGCGCTCTACGTTCCGCACGCCATTGACACGCAGGTCTTCAAGCCCACCGAGCTCATTGAGGGCAGCGACGGCAAGGTCCCGGCCCGTCAGTGGATGGGTATTCCCGAGGACGCCTTCGTCATCGGCATGGTGTCCGCGAATAAGGGCACCGTGGACCGCAAGAGTTTTGCCGAGTCCTTCCTTGCGGCTGGCATGGTCATGCAGGAAAACCCCGACGTGTGGCTTTACCTCCACACCGAGCCAACCGCCGCCATGACCGGCATTGACCTTCGTGCGCTGCTGGCCGCGACGGGTGTCCCCGAGGATCGGGTCAAGTTTCCTGACAACTACGCCTACCGCATGGGCATCCCGAAGGAAGCCCTTGCCGCGATCTACACCGCCATGGATGTGTTCTTGCAGCCCAGCCGAGGCGAAGGCTTCGGCATCCCCGCCATTGAGGCCCAGGCCTGCGGCACCCCCGTCATCGTGTCCAACGCCACCGCCCAGCCTGAGCTCGTCGGCGACGGCTGGCTTTGCGAGGTCCAGCCGCAATGGGATGTCGCCCAAGGCTGCTGGTTCTTCACACCCTCCGTCCCGAGCATTGTGGACAACCTCAAGGCCGCTATCGCTCGAGGTCGGGGCCGGTCGCAGAAGGCCATCGACTTTGCCCGCGACTATGACGCCGACCGGGTCTTTGACAAGTATTGGCGTCCCGCGCTCGACATCCTGCTTGCGCCGTGAAGGTCGCGTGGGTCACGCACCACATTCCGAAGGTGGAGGCGCGGCACTCTGCATTACTGCCCGGTAAGTACGCGGGCGGCGCGGAGCGAAACACCGACTACATGGTCACCGCGGCACCGGCTGACGTTGAGGTCACTTACGTTGAGCCCGAAGCCGTTGAGAGCGCCGCTGACGCCCGATACGACCGGGTAGTAGTCGGAGGCACCGACAAACTCTCCGAGCCCGCTATGAATTTCCTAGCGGGTCTAAAGCCGATTGTCTGGGTGCAGCACGCCCAGCACCGCACTCCCGCGAAGGCGCGACTATTCCAGCAGGCCGAACGGTTTATCACGATGAGCCGGGCGCACCGCGAATGGGAAGCCGAATGGACCGGCCGCCGGGACCTGTTTATCCACTCGCCCGTGCCGGTCGATTGCGTGCGACCCGCGGACGCCAAAGAAGACTTCGCCCTTTTCGCCGGTCGCGCCCACCCCGCCAAGGGGAAACTCAACGCCCGCATTTGGGCGCAGCGCAACGGCGTGCGCCTGGTCGAGCTGGAGAACGCCCCCCACGAAGACGTGCTGGACCACATGGCGCGCGCCCGCTACTTCGTCCACCTACCGAAAGAGCGCGACGCCTGCCCCCTCGTCGTCATTGAGGCGACCCTGGCGTGCTGCCAGGTCATCACCAACCCGGCCCTCGTCGGCCGCCTTGAGCCCGGCGACCCCATCGACATTCTCCACCAGCAGCCCACCCGCTTCTGGAACATCCTGCGCACCGGAAGGCCCCTGCCATGAAGATCGTTGTCACCGGCTCCGCCGGCACCCTAGGACGCCCCCTCGTCGCCGAGTTGCGCGAACGCGGCCACGACGTCTGGGGTGTGGAGTTGCAGCACACCGGCCTGCCCCAGACGGTGCGCGCCGACGTCGGTGATTATCGGCAGCTGCGGGCCGCCTTTGACCGCATCGGCGACTTTGACCTGGTCTTCCACCTGGCCGCCGAGTTCGGGCGCATCAACGGCGAGGAGCACTACGAGCAGGTCTGGCGCACCAACGCCATCGGCACTCGCAACGTGCTTGAGCTCCAGCGCGAACGCGGCTTCCGCCACGTCTTCGCCTCCTCCTCCGAGGTTTATGGCGAGGCCGACGCCGAGGCCATTGACGAGCGCTACCTGCTCGAGCACCCCCAGCCGCCCCTCACTAATGACTACGCGATCTCCAAGCGCGTGAATGAGGATCAGGTCCGCAACTTCGCGAACCGCTACGGCACTAAGACCATGACGCTGCGGTTCTTCAACGCTTACGGGCCGGGCGAGCGGTATCACGACTATCGCTCAGTGGTGTGCCTGTTCGCTCACCGGCTACTCACGGGTAAGCCCATCACGGTCTATGAGGGCTATCACCGGGTATTCCTGTACGCCGGGGACTTCATCCCGACCTTGGCCAACGCAGCCGACAACTTCGTGCCCGGCGAGACCGTCAACATCGGCGGCGACGAATACGTCAGCGTGGAGGACATGGCCAACATGCTCCTCGACATCACCGGCGCACACCCCTCCCTAGTGAACCGGCTCCCGCTGGACAAGCACAACGTCACCAGCAAGAAGCCCGACATCTCCAAGGCCAAGGCCTTGCTCCATCACGTTCCCCGTACACGGCTCGCCCAGGGCTTGCCGCTCACCGTCGACTGGATGCGGAAGCATTACGAAATCGGAGGCTAAACCGTGGCAATCTCCAACGGTTACGCATCGCTGTCGCAGATCAAGTCTGCGCTGCGCATCCCCTCAGCCGACGCCACCGACAACGACCTGCTGGAAATGGCAGTGGAGTCCGCGTCCCGCCTGATTGACGCCTACTGCTCCCGCAACTTTATCTATGGCGGCACCGCAGCCACGACCCGCTACTTCCACGCCGATGACCCCTACGTCGTCCAGATTGACGACGCGCGCTCCATCGCGCAGGTGCAGACCTCGAGCAGCGAAGATGGCATCTATGACGTCACCTGGGATCTCACGGCCCACACCGGCGACATTCAGCCTGAGCCGCTCAATGACTACGTGGGTGGCTTGACCTGGCCCTACACGCGCCTGCGGGCCATCGGCGACTACGTCTTCCCTGTGGACCGGGAAACCACTGTCAAGGTGACTGCGGTCTATGGCTGGCCTACGGTGCCGATCACGGTGGCCCAGGCCTGCATCCTCCAGTCCTCCCGTATCTTCACCCGCTTGCAGTCCCCCCTCGGCGTGGCCGGGTTCGGGGATATGGGCATCATGCGCGTGAGCCGTGGCCTGGACCCCGACGTCGCCCAGCTCATCGAGGGTTACCGCCGCTTCCGGGGTGTCGCGTGACCGCACTGACCGATCTGCGCAACGGCCTCGCCACCCGCCTCGCCACCATCACGGGGCTGCGCTCCAGCGCCTACATTCCTGATAACCCGCAGCCCCCGGTCGCCGTTGTCATGCCCGGCAGCATCACCTATGACACGGCGTTTGGGCGCGGCTCGGACGACTACACGTTCACCATCATGCTCATTGTTGGCCGCGTGGCCGACCGGGCATCGCAGACCAACCTCGACGCCTACTGCGCTTCCAGCGGTAGCGCGTCGGTGAAGGCGGCAATTGAAGGCGACCGCACCCTAGGGGGCAAAGCCTTGGATTGCCGAGTAACCCAAATGACGAACCAAGGGTCGCTGGCCATTGGGGATGTCACCTACCACACGGCCGAGTTCAACGTGACCGTGATCGCCGCCGGCTAAGGAGATAGCACAAATGGCAAAGTTCATCGGAAAGAATCTTCGCGTGAAGGTCGGCGGGACCGAGCTCACGACGAACATCGCAAGCGTTGAGGTCACTGAGACCGTCGACGAAATTGAGACCACCGCGTTTGGTCAGTCCGCGCGCAGCCGCATCGCGGGCCTCAAGGACGCCTCCGTCACCATTTCGTTCCACCAGGATTACGACGCCTCCAGCGTCAACGCCACCCTCGGCTCGGTCTTTGGTGGCACGGCCAGCGTGGTCATCCTCGCGGGCACGTCCACCACTCAGGGTACCGCAGCTGCGACTGCTCCGCTCTACACCGTGCCCGTCTTGTGCGCCTCCCAGACCCCTGTGAGTGGCCAGGTCGGCGACCTCACCACGTTTGACGTGACGTGGCCCGCGGTTGGCGAAATCACTAAGTCCACCACCGGCACCTTCTAGGCCAGGAGGCCCACCTTGCGCATCGAGTTCACTATCACTTACGCCGACGGTACGGCGGCCGAGGCCACGGCCTCGGTCGCCGACCAGGTCGCCTTTGAGCAGCAGCACGACCGCAGCATTGCCCGCCTCGCCGATGACTTCCGCCTGACGGATGCGTGCTGGCTGGCGTGGCACTCACTTCACCGCACAGGCAAGACCGGCCTGGACTTCGATGCCTGGCTGGCTGGCGTGGAGAACGTGGAGTTTGGGCAGGGCAAGATCGTCCCTTTGGAGGGGACGACAACGCCCACTGGCACATAGTCCACCTGGCGTATGAATACGGCCTCGCACCGTCACAAGTCCTTGCCGAATCAGACCGCATGATTTTCACGATGAGCAAGTACCTGTCGTGGCGTGCGCAGCAATCAGCCGGGAGGAATTAGGCCATGATGGTGCGGCTCACCGGCGTTGACGCCGTGCTTCAAGGCTTGCGGAAACTTGAGCCGGAAACGGCCAAAGAGGTCGCCAAGGACATCAAGAAGGCTGGCGACGGCATGGCCGCCTACATTCGCCAGAAGGCACCGTCTGACCCGCCGATGTCTGGCTGGCGCGAGGATCTGCCCGCGCGACCTCGAGGCACGTCACGCGGCTGGCCCGCCTGGGCGCCCATTGGTGCAAGTGTCAGCCGCCGCAAGACCAGCGTCATCGTGACAAGCACGGGCGCCTCGGCCGCCATTTTCGAGTCGGCGGGCGCGGTCAACCCCGGCGGCGTGACAAGCCCCATGGGCGAGCAATTCGTGCGGAACGTCAGCCGTCATGGGCGCCTAGTGCAGTCAGGCAAGAAGAAGGGCCGCCTCGCGCGCGCGGCAGTCAAAGAGCTTTACCCGCAAACACTCGCCGACGTCCAGAAAGCGTGTGACCGGGCAGTCGACGCAATCAACAGGAGGATGCCCTAATGGCTGGCAAAGGCATCCAGATCATTGTCGGGACTGACTACAACGACAAGGACCTCAAGCGCGCGCAGGCTGACCTCAACCGGCTCAAGATGCAGGCGGCCAAAACACAAGGCCCCATGAAGCAACTAGGCGGCACGCTGCGCGGCGCACTCGGCCCGGCGTTCGCCCTCGCTGGCGCAGCCGCCGCAGGCTTCGCCATCAAACTCGGCGTCCAAGCAGTCCAAGCCGCCATCGAGGAAGAAAAGTCCGTTGCCCGCCTCAAGATGGCGCTGGACAATCTGGCCCTCGGCTTCGCCATGCCCGTCGTGGACGACTTCATTGACAAGACGCAGCGCGCGTCTGGCGTCGCCGACGACCAACTGCGCCCCGCCCTCGGCCAACTAGCCGCCGCGACCGGCAACCTGTACGACGCCCAGAACCTCCTCAACCTGGCGCTTGACGTGTCCGCCGGCACCGGCCGCGACCTCACCAGCGTCACCGCCGCACTCGCCAAAGCCGCCAACGGCCAAACCACGTCCCTGCGCCGCCTCGCCCCCAGCATTGACGGCGCGGTCCTCAAGACCGGCGACCTCACCAAGATCACCGGCGAGCTCACCCGCCTGTTCGGCGGCCAGGCCGAAGCCCGCGCCAACACGTTCGCCGGCACCATTGACCGGCTCACCATCGCCGCCGACGAACTCATGGAAGCCTTCGGCAAGGGCTTCCTTGAGGCGTTCCAAGAAGGACTCGGTGGCAGCACCGAAGACCTCATGGACACCCTGCAAGAGCTTGAGCCGCAAATGGAGCAGATTGGCGGCACCATCGGCAAACTTGCCGGCACCATCGGCAAAATGTCCGGCGCCATTGAGCTGTTCGGCAACCTGGTCAACATCGCCGTCGTCAACAACATTGGCCCCTGGCAGATGCTTGCCGATGCGATTGGTCTGGGCGCGGACGAGTCCGACGTCCTTTCTGACCGCGGTAAGGACATGGCCGACGTACTCTCGGGCACGGTGTCCTCGGGCATCCAGCAGGCCACCGACGACATGGGCAAACTCGCCCGCGAGGCCGAAGAAACCGAGCAGTATTTCGAGAACCTCAACAGTGAGCTCAAGATCTTCGGGGATCTCACCTCCAAGAATGACGCGGTCCGCGGCTACCAGGAAGCCCTCGACGACCTGCGGAAGTCCATCAAGGACAACGGCAAGGAGTTCGGCGACGCGAACCCGAAAATGCGGGAAAACGCTAACGCCCTGGACGACATCTTTGACGCGGCACAGAAGGTGGCTGAGGGTCAGCAGACCGCGGCCGAAAAGATCCGCACCATGGAGCAGGCGTCACGGGACGCCAACGTGGTGCTCCAGAAGATGGGCGTGCCCCCCGACGTGCGCGCCTCGCTCCTTGAGCCTTTTGACTTGCTCATCGGCAAGTTCCGCGAAAACAACACCCTCGCGGACAACCTCAAGCAGCGCATGGAGGGTCTGCCCACGGGCACCCGCACGTTTACTTATGACATCGTCGTCAATAACGCAGACAGCATCCCGCCACACATGCGGGCAGCGGGTGGCCCGATTTACGGCACCGGCCGCACCCGCGGCTCGGACACCGTGCCCGCCATGCTCACCCCAGGCGAGTTCGTGGTGCGCAAGGCAGCGGTCCAGCAATTCGGCGCCGGCTTCTTCTCGCAGCTCAACCGCGGCATTAACCCGCTTGCGGGCATGTCGGCGCCGGGCGCCGGCGGCGGTGGCGGCTTGACGATCAACGGCGGCATCACGGTCCACGCGGCCGCGGGTGAGCGTGCAGATACATCCCTCCCCCGTGCGCTGCGGCGCATGGCCTTCCTGGCAGGCATGAATGGCTGAGACGTACAAGATCAACGCAACCGACGTCACGACCTTCCTCACCCATTTGCAGGTCATTGACGGCAGCATCGGGATTCCGCCGATGCGCCAGGACGACTACGTCGTGCCGGGCCGCACGGGCGCCATCGCGGCTACGCCGTGGTGGGGTCCGCGTGTGGTCACCTTCGGTGGCGTCGTGGCGGGCTCGACCCGCATCGCCTACCAGTCCAACCTCAAGAGCCTGGCCAAGTTGGTTCACAACGCCGGCCAGACGTTCAAGCTCGAGCGCACCTTGGACGTGACCGGCACCCCGAGCACGCAGACGACGGAGGCCACGGCCCGGTACGCGGGCGGGCTCGAGGTGGCGGAGCAGTTGTCCAACCGGGTCGGCCGCGTCGCCTTCGACGTCCTCCTGCTGGACGGCTACTTCTATGATGCGGCCGCGACGACGGCCGGGACGATCACGACCAGCGGCACGGTCACCGTGGCGGGGGATGCCCCGACGCAGAGCGTGACCCTCACCTATTCGATTGGGGCGGGGTCGCAGCGTGTCAGTAATGCAGCCTTTCCTGGCCTGGGCCGGTTGACCCTGGTGCCCGGCCAGAACGTCCTCACGGTCACGGGCGGCGGCAACGTCGTCCTCTCCTACAAGGCTGCCTGGCTGTGAGCGGTCACCTGCGCCTGGACGTGTACGACGCCACCAACGCCACCTACCAGGGCACCCTCAGCGCAGCCCTGTCCTCCGAGTTTGTCGACGAATACAACCAGCCCGGGGCGGGTACGGTCACCGTTCCGCTGGACTCTGCGGACGCGGCGCTGCTGGTCAAGGACGCCGTTGTGCGCGTCATTTACCGTGACGAGGTTCGCTTCGCGTGGTTTGTGGAAACCCGCGAACGCACCATTGCGGACAATGGCAACCAGTACACCCTGACTGCGTCGGGACGTGGCCTGCTTGCCTGGCTCGAGGACGCGATTATTTATCCGCAGGGCGGGCTTGCCGACTTCCTCGCCCCCGACCGGCCCTTCAACTACGCGAGCGGCCCGGGTGACTGGCGCTCCTCCGGCAACTACCAGGCCGCCCTCGGCGTGCAGTGGAAAGACGACACGACCTCCCGCGACGGCTTGCCTGTCCGATGGAAGGACCCGCAGGCGCAATGGATCTGGCGCACCAACCCCGAAACGGTCGTGCAGCGCGGCACCGTGAATTGGTTCTACCGGGACTTCACGCTCACCGAGGGTAAGCGCATCAAGTTCTACGCCTCCTGTGACAACGCCATGGACGTCTACCTTGACGGCCAGCAGATCATGTCCAGCAGCGACTTTGACAAAGAGGCCGCGTCGTTCACGCAAATGGCCCGCTTCACGATTCGGCTTGGCATCGGCACGCACACCCTCGCTGCCCGGGTAAAGAATGACAAGCCGTGGCAGCGGTACGACCTCGAGGTTGCCACCGACGACAAGGTTTCCTGCTCCGGTCACGGCCTCGCCAACGGCACCCAGGTCACCATCACCGACAAGTCAGGCGCCGCCGGGCTCACCAAGGGCGACAACTACTTCGTTCGCCAGAAGACCGACGACGACTTCAAGCTGGCCACCAGCAACTCGGACGGCACCATCGTCAACGTCACCACCAAGGGCACCGTGGATCTGCGCCTCAAGGTGGACAACACCGCCGGCTTCATCCTCACCGGCCTGGAGGTCGACGACAACGGCAAGGAAGGCGCCGTCGTCGTCCGCACCAACACCTCCTGGCAGGCGTCGTCCACGGAGCCCTACTGGCGGCCCGCCATGATCCTGCGGGCATTGACTTCCGAGGCCGCTACCCGCGGCGTCTACCGCCTCAGCGGCATCACCTTCGGCTATAACATCACCGCCCCCACCAGCGGGGCGTGGACCACCGAGGCTGACCTGACCCTCAAGGTCGGCTCCACGCTGCTCACCGTCCTGGACGACATGGTCGACCTGGGCCACGACTTCTACCTGCACCCCACGACGCTTGAGCTCGACGCGTGGGAAACCCGCGGCACCGACAGGTCCGCCACCGTCCTGCTCGACACCGGCCACAACCTCGCCAGGTTCACCTCCACCGTGGAACGGCCCATCAAGACCGTGGCCGTGGTCCGCACCAAGGACGGCTGGCTTCGGGCCGCCGACAACACGCTGCGGGACGCGAACGGCTGGCGCGAGACTTTCTTGGAGTACGGCAACACGGCCTCGGAGGACGCGGCCCGACGCAACGCCCAACGGGTGCTGCGCCGCACCGGCAAGACCCAGGTGGTCGCCTCCGGTGTTGAGGTCGCGGTCGTCGACGGCGCGGTGCCCTATGTGGACTTCACCATCGGCGACCTAGTTTCCATCGCCAACCCGGCCGGGGCTGGCCTGCCCGCCAAGGCCCGCATCCTGTCCATCGCGCTCAAGGACGAGGGTGGCGGCGTGTCCTTCCAGCCAGAATTGGAGGTGCTGACCGATGCCTAGCGGCGAAATGCGGCGACCGCCGCAGCTGTGGGAGCAACGCCTGGCCCGCACCACCAGCGTCCTCGGCGTGGGACTTTCCTCCGGTGGCGACACCACGGCCGTCGTGCCCCCGACACCGCCGCCTGGTTCCGGTGGTGGCACCGAGCCCGCGCCCGTAGGCCCACCCCCCGGCGCGTTTATCAAGCCCTCCACGCCGCAGCTCCTCGGCTCCGTGCAGTCCATTCGCGTCCTGTGGGATGGGCTCAACTCAGCCGGTGACCTGTGGCCCTATGACACCAGTTTCATTGAAGTTCACATGGCAACCAGCGGCACCGCGTTCACGCCGGGCACCGCCACATTGCAGGGCCGCCTGGCTCGACCAGGAGGGTTGACCGTCAGCGGTCTGACCGCTGGCACGACTTACCACTTCCGCTTTGTCGGCGCCGACCCCGCCGGAAACGTCACCCCGCCCAGCGACACGGCCAGCGGCCAAACCGGATTGACCACGTCAAGCGACTACGGCACCGCTACCATTGGCACCGGAGCAGTGTCTTTCAATGCCAGGCAAATTGGTGGCGTCACCAACACCGTCGGCGCAACAGCACCTACCAGCCCCAACCTGAATGACGTCTGGCTGGACTCCTCACCGGGCACCGCCATCATTCACAAGATTTGGAATGGCTCAACCTGGGTGACGAACGCCTGGGGTTCGGCCTCCATCGCGGCCGGGCAGATCACTGCCTTGCAGATCGCCGCGGGCGCAATCACCGCCGGTGCTATCGCTGCCGACGCCATCACCGGCAAAACCATCACAGGTGGCACCGTTAGTGGCGCGCAGATTACAGGCGGCACCATCACGGGCGGTTACATTTCCGGTGGCACCATGGTCAGCGGCGTCCTCGATTCTGCATCGGTTCGCACCGCCAGCAGCGGCGCCCGCCTTGAGATGGGCAACTTCTACAGCAGCCTCTCAGCCCTATCCCTCTACAACTCCAGCGGATTCGCTGGCTCGCTCATCACTGCCCTCGGTGGCGGCGTGGGGCTTGCTTCTGTGACGGGCACTAAAACGTCAATCGGCAATTCTACCGGCGGCGCTGAATTGGTTGGTCCGAGCACATGCACCAGCACATTCGAGGTCACGGGCGCACTCACAGCCAACGGCGCATTTGACGCTAACGGAAACTCAACGTTTGGCGCATCGGGCGGCAATCCAGCCTTTCGTGTTCAAGATGACGACGTCTATTCCTACGGCATTGACGACAACACCACCGCAAGCGCAGCGAATGTCCGCGTCGGTGCATCGGCTCAACTCCTGAGATCCACGTCAACGGTGCGCCTCAAGGACGAGCTCACACCGCTTGACGACAACCTCACCGGCGTACCTCCCGAAAAGTTGGCGGACTTCCCGCCCAGCGTTGACCCCTATGACGTGCTCACGCTGACGGCTACCGAGTTCCGCAGCCTGTCCCCCGCCGACGGCGACGGCCGCAACCTCGGTTTCATCGCTGAGGACGTTGCCGCCAAACTTCCGTGGGCAGCCAATTGGGATGACGACGGCCTGCCCTCGGCAGTCGAAGACCGCCCCATCCTTGCCGCCCTCCTCTGGGTGGTCCAGCAGCAGCAAGCCACCATCACCGACCTGCGCGCCCGCATAGAAGCCTTGGAGGCGTAATGGCAATGCCGGCCAATGTCACGACAGTCGTCGTGCTCGGCACGTTCTTGACCCCCGAGGGCAACCCCTCAACGGGCACCGTCAGCTTTACGCCGTCCTCATGGCTGCTCAACTCCGGCGCCAACGTCGCCATCCCCAACTCGAGCGTCACCAAGACCCTCGGCACGGCGGGCAATTTCTCCGCAACGCTGCCCATCACCGATGACCCTGACCTGTCCCCGGGCGGCTGGGTGTATTCGGTCAGTGAGGTCGTGGACGGGGTTTCCCAGTCCTACAACATCGCCATCCCCGGCACCGTAGCGGCGGGTGGCACGGTGTTCCTCGCGGACCTGGCGCCCGTCGCCCCCGCCGGGCCCGAGTATTACTCCCTGGCCTCGAGCCTGGCCATCGGCACGGTCACCACGCTGGCCGCCGGATCAGCCGCCACGGCCACCATCACCGGGCTCGCCCCCAGCCAGACCCTTAACCTGGGCATCCCCACCGGGCCGCAGGGATCTACCGGCTCAACGGGCGCGACCGGCGCGACCGGGCCGCAGGGCGCGACCGGGCCGCAGGGTCCGCAGGGATCAGCCGCCACCATCGAGGTCGGCAACGTCACCGCAGGCACCGCAGGCGGCACCCCCACCGTCACCAACACCGGCACCAGCGGCTCGGCCGTCTTCGACTTCGTCCTGGTCCCCGGCAACACCGGACCCCAGGGCGCGACCGGCGCGGCCGGGTCCGCAGCCACCGTCACGCTCGGGACCGTCGGCTTCGTTGACTACCCCGGCCCCGGCACCGTCACCAACTCCGGCACCTCCGGCTCAGCTGTCCTCGACTTCGTCTTGGTGCGCGGCCCCCAGGGCGCCATCGGTGACCTCACCGCAGCCGCACCCCTGGCCTACGTCGGCTCCGAATTCAGCCTCCGCTACGGCGCCGGCCTCGGCACCGCAACCGGCGGCACTCTGGTCGCTGACTTCTCCGATGCCACGCCCCAGGCGCTCGGCGTCGCCAGCGCCGGCACCAGCGTCGAGCTCGCCCGCGGCGACCACCGCCACGCCATGCCCTCCGCAGCGGACGTCGGCGCCGTAGGAACGGCCACCGCCATCACAGCCGGCACCGCCCTGACTGGCGGCGGGGACCTGTCGACCTCGAGGACGCTCAACGTCGTCCTCTCCGACGCCACTCCCCTCGCCGTAGGCAGCCCATCGGCGGGCACGGCAGTCACCCCAGCCCGAGCGGACCACGTCCACGAGGGCACAACCCTCAGCTCGTCAACCCCCGCTGCCCTCGGGACCGCAGCTGCGGGCACCGCGACCACCGCCGCCAGGGGCGACCACATTCACGCCATGCCCACGGCGGCCGACGTCGGGGCCGTCAGTAATGCCCTACTTACGAACAAGGCAGCCCTCATCACGGCGACCGCTGCCAGCACCCCCGCCACCCTCACGGTGGGCGCTAATGACACGGTCCTAACGGCTGACTCCTCAACGGCGACGGGCCTCAAGTGGGCTGCCGCCCCTGTCAGCCTGCCCAGTCAGACCTCCAACGCGAACCGCCTCCTCACGACTGACGGCACTAACGCATCGTGGACGAACGTGACCACGGGCATCATTCAGCTCTCACCTGAGGAACGCTTCAATGTGGTGGCGTCGGCTGCCACGGGCACCATCGCTATCAACGTCCTCACCGCTGGGGTCTGGTTCTACTCGACCAACGCCACCGCGAATCACACGATCAACATTCGCGGGGACGGGTCGAACACGCTGAACAGCCTGCTCGCGACAGGTGACGCCATCACGGTCTCGTGGATTATCGCTAATGGCACGACGGCCTACTATCCGACGACGATCCAAATCGACGGCACTGGGGTGACGCCGCGCTGGTTGAACGGGTCGTCGCTGCCTACGGCGGCTCAGGCGAATCAGACAGCGGGGATTGACAGCTTCACGTTTACGATCATCAAGACCGCAAGCACCCCGACGTACACGGTGCTTGGGGCTTGGGCGCAGTACAGGTGATGCGCTGATGCCTATTGTGGGTCAGTTCGGTTCGCTGGCGGGGTTCGGCATGTTCCCTGGTGGCGCGTTCGAGTCCATCGCCACGGTGACGGTGGGCAGCGGCGGGGCATCAAGTATTGAGTTTGCCTCAATCCCTAGCGGCTTCCAACATTTGCAGATTCGGTTTATGGGACTTCTTTCGTCCAGCAACCAAGGGGTGTGGGTTCGCTTCAACGACGATAGCGCAGCAAATTACTCCTGCCATCTGCTTTACGGGAATGGATCATCA